CATGGGTGCCAGCCACCACGACGATATCCCCGATGTGATATCGAGACAATTGAAGCATGCTCCCGCGATGGCGCAGTCAATCGCGAAAAACGAAACGCAGACCTGGAGCAAAGTCGAAGCCGGGTGGAAGCTTTTGTTCGAAGAAGATTTTGCATCGCCGTTTGGTGGATTCCTTTTGACGCACAACCCAGAGACCGGCGAACTCAACTGGGTGACATCACCGATAGCTCAACCCATCGTCGCAGTGCCTGAAGATTCCGGAATGAGGTCGTCTCCCGCCCCTGGTGGCTTAGAACCGATTCTTGGGAGCGGAATTCTGGGGTAGTTATAAATACGCACCCAACTTTGTAACAGAGGAAAAACAATGTCACATAATCAACTGGTCGATCAGAACCCAAGTCAGAAAGATCCCTACAAGGCGAAGGCGTCCGAGTTCCATGTTCAGTCCGTCAAGGCCGGTAACGGTCAATCTGGTGGAGCCCACGGGGACGCGGAAGGCCAAGACATGCTCGTGAAGCAGAGCGACAACCAGGAAGCCCCGCGAGCCAACGAGTCTGTGTCTGTTGATGGTCCTTCCGAGTGGGGTAAGGGCGGAAAGGCTTTCTCCGCGAGCGTTGCCAGCGAAGGCAGCACAGCTGTTGACAATCCGTGCGGAGTTGATCTCGCGTCTGGTTCGCAGACTTGCAAGGGTTACAAGAAAACCAAGGTCGGAGAAGTCATCGATCCCAAAGTTTCCATTGGCTAATCTCTTCCGAACCGAGTGACCCATGCTGCTCGAACAACCGTCAGTAAACGTTCATGCCCCGATAACTCCCGAGGAAGCAACAGCAGTTATCGCGAATAATATCTGGGGCAATGACCCGGCGTTGAAGCTTGTCGTTCAAGACGCTCTAAGAGCGGAGAACTTCGCCTCGACGAAATCCTGGGTCATGCAGTGGCCTTCGGCAACTACGTTGTACCAGTCGCCGTACACTGCGCAATACTGGGAAGGCACGCAGTCCGAGAGGGCGAACGTGCCTTTCTTCACCGTTGCTACAGCGGTGAACTCTCTGGTTCCACAGATCATCAACGGATTGTTCTACGACGATCCACCGTTTATGATTCAGAAGAGGCCCGGCACATCGCAGACCACCGCGAGTGCTATTGGCGCGCTGCTGGCCTACCAGTTGGAAGACATCGGATTCCGCGAGGAACTCAAACGCGGATGCTTCAACGCGGTTCTCTTCGGCACCGGCATTTGGAAATGGGGGTGGGAGACCTTCACCCGAACACGGAAGATCTACGTGCGACCGGTTCCAGAGGCAGTCGTACCGAACGTCGCGGACACGCTTCCGGACATCGCTATCGAGGCTGTCTCAGATGATGATGCCATCGAAGAGCAGATCGTTGAAGAAGTCATCGACCGTCCTGTCTTCGAGAACATCACGAACCTTCGGTATGTGCTCGTCGATCCAGGTCTCAACGTCCCCAGTATTAGCAAGGGCAAGTACGTTATTCATCGGATGTACTTGACTTGGTCGGATCTCGACAAACTCAGAGAGCGTCCCGGATTCACGATCCCCGAGAAAGAGGCGCTGCTCCAATTGTTCCTGCCTCCGAAGGAACCAGTCGAGGCCGCGCCGTCAGAAGTAACGAATCGAAATCCGTTGTGGGATGCCCGAGCGGAAGCTCGATACGAAGCCACCACCGAAGATCCTTTCGAACAGCCTCTCGAAGTTCTGGAGCGCTGGGACAACGGAAAGTGCATCGCGATTCTGAATAAGAAGGTCGTGATTTGCAACGACCAGAATCCCTACGGAGAGATTCCGTTTCTGTCTGTCGGTTGGTGGGATGTTCCTGAAGCCTTCTGGTCGATGGGTCTCGCGAAGGTCATCGGTGCCGAGCAACGGTTGCAGCAAGGGCTCACGAACCTCTATCTTGATAACGCGGCGTTGAACTTGAATGGAGTCTACATCCGTGTTCGAGGCAAGAGCGTTCCGACTCAGAGTATCCGGATCTCTCCCGGTAAGATCGTCGATGTAGACAACAAAGACGACTTCAAACCACTGGAGCGACTCAATCCGGTCCCCGAGGCTGAGCGGATGTTGGCGTTCTCTGAATCCCGCTCGGAGCGTGTTTCCGGCGTCAGCGATCCTGGTATGCAAGGGGTTGCCGGTCAAAGCGGACATTCCAGTTTGGCGCGCACGGCGTCTGGAGCCAATCTTCTGGCTGCTGGCGCGGGCTCCCGCGTGGCGGACTTTGTAGAGAAGTTGTCAGACAACGTGATTGTACCGTTTTTGTACAGGACTCACGAGCTTAACCGGTCCATGCTTCCGGTGTCGGCCATCAAGTACATTCTCGGAGAAGAGTTGCAGCACGCCTTCATGACGAACAAGGGTGATGTCCTTGAGATCCTGAACGCCCGCGTGAAGTTCGCTATCCTGGCTGCTGCGAAACTGCAAGCTCGACGGGCGATGGCACAATCTCTACCGATGATCGTTCAGTTCTTGACCAGCCCCGAGACAACCAAGCAGCTGGCGGCACAGGGTAAGAAGGTTAAGATTGATGAAGTCGTCAAGATGTTCTTCGCGGTGTCTGATTGGAAGACTTACGACGATGTCATTGTGGACATGACGGACGAAGAGAAGAAACAGTCGCAAGCTAATTCTCCCGCAGCAATAGCAGCGGCGAAGGCGCAAGCAGCGCAAGCAGCACAGGCCCAACAGCACGATAACAAGGCTGATCTAGCTGAGCAGGAAAACATCGCGAGAGCTGGTAGGGACGTTTTGAAGCACGGACTCGATCAAGAGTCTATTGGTGCCGAAGAAGCGGCTCCGGCTGCCGGTCTCGAAGCAGCCCCCGCAGCGGGGCTGGGAGTTTAATTTATGGCTGAGAGCTTGATGGTTGAAAGGGTCGAAACAAGTCTTGGTAGGACGCTCACCGACGAAGAGAGGTTTGAAGTAGAGTTGTGGGATCGAGGTCGCACGTTGGCCCAGGTCGTCCACACGGAGGCGTACATAATTTTGATCGATACACTTCGGTCCTACGCAGATCGATCTACCCATGATCTGTTGAAGCTTTCTCCGGGCAGCGAACATGTCAAGGAAGCGCACGCCGCCGCTTACGCGCTGAACGATCTCTTCGTGAAGTTTCAAGAGGACATCAACAGCGCCGTCACCAACTCGATGACAACACCCTCGGTGTTGAAGAACGCGGCTAGAATGTCTAGTCCAGTTCCTCCCGAGAGCATGTAGTTTCGAAACAAATCTTGTGTGGTTTTCGCTTCAAAAAATCCTACGCTTTAGAAAGGAGGTTGTCATGACATAGGAGGTAACATGCCATGCCAATCACAAAGAAGAAAGTAGCCAAGGGTCTGCCGAAGCGGACTTACAACCCGATTCGGAAACGGAAATACGAACTGTACATATTCCGCTCGACCTGTGGTGTTTGTCGAGTAACCTTCCGCACTCCCGCTTTTCGCAAAGCGCATGAGGCCAGCGGACATAAAGCCCTGGTCGGTCAGAGGAGCTGTAAGAAAAACTGATCGAAAGTCACGCAAACTATGGACTGCTTCGAGTGTGGAAAAAAGGCAGACTTCAAGCATCATGTAGTTCCAAAGTGTTTGGGCGGTACGAAGAAGGTTCCGCTTTGCGGGGACTGTCATAAGAAGGTCCACTCTCCGCTATCGGAACTTTCTATTAGACGGCTGCTGCCAAAGTTTCGGATTCCCAACAAGGTCACTCTTCGCGTGCTCAGGAGCGCCATGAAGTTGAGAGGCCGTATGAGTCTACGACAGGCCGCAAAGCAGATCGGGGTATCTCACGACACCGTGAGTAGAATCTGGACCGGTAAGCACGGTATTCACCGGATTCATCGTAAGTTGCAAGAGTATCTCTGAACTTCTTTTGAGAGGAAAAGAGATCGCTTTTTCTGACAAAAACAATTGACCGTTCTGGCGGATTGCCAGAGGTCCAAGGAGATTCAAATGTCAAACGCAGCCTCTGTAGTTCCCGATCCGTTTGCCGACGATTTGTTTGCACCTCTCGCGCCGAACGATCCGGAAGGAAGCTTTGAGGATGAGATTCAAAAGATAGCGGACGAGCAAGGGATCTCTACGGAGGTCCCCGCTCCCGTTGTTGACCCGGCTCCAGCAACCCCGAAGGCTGCCGATGAGCCCCAGGTCTACGCCTACGAAGATGGTTCGCAGGTAACCATCGAGCACGGGAACCGAGGCTGGAAAGCCACCCTGGACTCAAACACCGGGGCTCCCGTCGAGGTTTTCTACGGATCTACTAAGGATGAGTTGCTCGTCAATTTGTCTGCTGGAAAGATCAACGCGACTCAGAAGATTCGAGAGCTGAGCAAGAAAACGAAGCTCGGCATCGATCCTACGGATACACCCGTGGCTCCCGTCTCTGTTCCAGCCAACGCAGCGTATCGCAACTTGACGGCGGATGAGATCTTCGAGTTGAAGACCAAGTTGCAAGATGATCCGGACGCTGCCATCGGGCAATGGTTCCAAAAGAAGACTGGATTGTCTCTTGAGGAATTCGTGAAGGTGGCAAAGACCGGAAAGGCAGCTTCGGACGAGCTGTCGGCGGAAGCGATCTCCAAGGAATTTTTGAGGACTCACGAGGAGTACGTTCCGTATGAAAAGAATTTCGAAGCTCTGATTGCTTGGTTGTGCAAGTACAAGTTGAATCAGCCCCTGCAGGGGCGCGATCCGAATGCAATGATCGAAGTCCTGTTCAACGCCGGACAGTGGACGGCTGAGACTTTGGATGAGGCTTACCAAGACTTGGTGAACGACGGATTGTTGGATCTCCGAGACGAAGAAGAGGAAGCCGCAACAGTTGTAGTTCCCGCTGCACCCGCAGCGCCAGCAGCGCCGGTTACTCCGGCTGCTGCCCCATCGACGACCTCTAACGACCGGATTGTTCGTGAAAGGCGTCCGAGAGCGGGCAACGCAAACCTTGGTATTCGAACATCGGAAACGGTGGCTCGAAACACCGAGGTTGCAACGCCGCCCTCAGTCGAAGAGTTAGACAACCTGTCTGACGGCGACGTTGAGAAATTACTCACCGGCGTTCGCCAGCTACGGTTGGGGACTCGGCGCTAGAAGTAACAAACCTTTCGAGGTAAACTTCAATGTCTTTTTCACCAGCAAGCATCCAGACTTCAGGTGCCTTGCCCAACCTCGTAGCCATCTATTACGAGCGCGGAGCGATTCCCAACCTGAAGGCGCAGACCCCATTCCTGAGCATGACAAAGCAGAAACCTCTGCCGCTCCGGTCTGGTAACCAGATCCAATTCTTCACCTACGCTCTCTTGGCTGCCAACACCAACCAAGCTGCGGAAGGTACGGTCGGTTCTCCCATCAGTGAGTCTTCGACCAAGATCGTGGCGACAATCGGTCAGTACGCCGATTTCATCAACAGCTCCGATCTGGCGATGGACGTTGCAATCGACGATCCGTCACTGTTGCAGAACCTGTCAACCGAATTGAACTACCGGTTGGCACTGACCCTCAACTCTCTTGTTCAGTTGACCGCTGACGCCGCTGTTGCGGTGGATTCCAGCGTCAACATCCTGTTGGCTAACGGGTCCTACCTGACTGCCAACAACATCCGCACCGCTACCCAGCAACTCGCGGGTGTCAACGCTCGTCCGCTGACGAAGGACGGGTATTGGGGTGGAATCATCCATCCGTTCGTCGTGCATGATGTGCTGAATGACACCAGCGCAAACGGCTTGACTGACATCTTGAAGCGCAACGAGTCTACAGTGGACAAGCTGATGGCTCCTCTTGCGAACGAAGAGGTCATCCAGTTCGCCGGTACGCGGTTCAAACAGACCACCACTGCACCAAGCTCCGTCATTGGTGGCAACACGTACTACAACACATACATCTTCGCAGATGATGCGTTGTTCTCCGTGTTCCTCGGGAAGAATCCTGAATCCGGCGAGAAGAACTACCGCTTGCTGATCCAGGAAGCTCCCGCACAGGGCAGCGTCGCCGATCCTGCTCGTCAGATCGGGGGTTGGGTCTCCTACAACGTGAAATACACAAACACGTTGCGTCC